GTAAGGTGGAAAGAGGTGTCATCCGAGGGGCAAGTATGGGCATTGCTTTTCATAAAAAGGACTTGGCCTATGAGGGAGGGGCTGTTGTCCTTAAAAAATGTTCCCTCTTTGAGGCTTCTATCGTCGCCATACCCAGCAATGCCAATGCCTTACGCCTACAGATGGACGGAGTAGAGATCTCCGAGGAGCAGATCAAGGAACTTTGCTTGTCTTTTTCAAAAACAAACCCTATTAACACAGTAGATATGAAGATACAACTTACACAATTGGCCTTGGTAGCTTTGGGCATGAATGCCAGCTGCAAGGAACTATCAGCCGAAGAGATTGAAACGGCTATATTGGCTCTATCCAAAGACAGAGACACACTCAAGGAAAAGCTCTCCCTTTCAGAAGAACAAGTAGCAGCCTATGTAGCCAAAGAAAAAGCCCAAAGAGAAGCCCTCACAGCACAAATGCTTGACGATGCGATCAAACAAGGCAAAATCACAGCCGACAAGCGACAAAGCTTTGCAGATTTGGCCGCGCAGAACTTTGAATTGGCTAAGGCTACCCTAGAGAGTATACCTGCTAAGAAGAATTTCTCCGCTGGAGTTACTACCCCTACAGGTACTACAGGAGTGGCTACTATGGAGGACTTTCAAAAACTCTCCTTGGATGAGAAATTAGCTTTCAAAAACGGCAACCCCGAAGCTTACCAAAAACTCATCGCTTCTATTTAGTGAAGAGTGAAAAACTATAATTTAAACCCTATTTAAAAACGAATAAAACAGTATTACAATGGCAATGAATTTTCCAGAAATATGGGAGCGACGAGTACACCAAACACTCTCCCAAGGGGGTACAGCCGACTTTTTGGACGGCGTACAAGAATTGGACGGCGATGTAATGGAGATGGGTGAAAATAATGTAATCCATATCCCCACTACCGAGTTCAAACCCGATGTACTTATCAATAACAGTACTTATCCTTTGTTAGTACAAAGCTACACTGAAAACGAGGTTACTGTCCGCTTGGATAAGTATCAAACCAAGCCTACCAAGGTTACTGATGACCAAACTATTGGTTCAAGCTATGACAAAATAGACGCAGTAACTCGTGCACAGACCAACGAAATCAGTGTGCGCAAGTATGGTAAGGCTATACATGCACTTGCTCCTACACAGAACACTGCGGCTACTCCTGTGCTCACCCTTGCAGGAACAGAATGTACCTACAATGACCTAGTAGCCCTCAAGGCTAAATGTGACAAGGCAGGTTGGCCATTGGCAGGACGCCGCTTGGTGTTGTGCTTTGACCACTACAATGCCCTACTCAAGGATAGAGAACGTTTCGGTGACCAGCTAATCAACTATCGCCAAGGACAGGTGTCTCCTGTGATTGCAGGCTTTGAAATCAAAACCTATGAACAGCACCCCTACTATAGTAGTGCAGGTCAGAAAATCGCCTTTGACCAAGTACCAACCAGCAGCGACAAACCTGCTTCTGTGGCTTTCGTAAAACAAATGGTGAGAAAGAAAACAGGGCTTACCAAACAGTACTACTCCGAGGCAAAGCAAGATCCAACAAACCAAGCCAACCTCTTGGCGTATCGCCACTATTTTATAGCGGTACCTTTGGAAAATAAGTACATCGCAGCACTTATTTAGTGACGAGTGACTAACGACTAATAACAAATATCATGGACAATATATTTAAAGATAATCCGGGGCTTGATGTAGCCTACAAAACGGCTGACGGCAAATACTTCTACACCGAGAACGGAGCACAAAACCACGCCCTTACCCTCAAAGACCAAGAGGTAAAAAAGGTTGTGCGCCCCGAAGATAGAGAGACTCCACAAACTATTGAGGAGGGAGACAAAACAAACGAACCTGACACAGAGGATAAAACAAACAACCCTGCTAAAGCAAACAAATAACCATGAACGGAGTAAAATTTATCAGGAAAAACGGAGGCTTAGGGCGTGAGTTGGCGGGTGAAGATCATATCTCTGGACTTATCGTCTATGGAGAAACGGCCGTTGCCCCTACCTTATTGCTTTCAGTAGAGGAACTCAATGGTAAAGGGATTTTTCCCAATACAAACCCTGTATTGCACTATCATATCACTGAGTTCTTTCGTATTAATGAGGGAGCAAAGCTCTATGTGCAGTCTGTAGCAAGCTCCGACGGCAACTATACGGAGGTAAAGACTCTGCAAGCCTTTGCACAGGGCAAGCTCCGCCAAGTGGCCGTGTGCGACTTCAAAACCGAGTTGTCGGGCTTAGACAATGCACTTTCAAAGCTGAACACCATAGCGAAAGACTTGGCCAAACGTATCACCCCATTAAGCGTACTCTATAGCTTTAAACTCAAGGCTGAAAATATGGCAAATCTTCCCGACTTACGCACCAAAAACGCAGAATTGGTAAGTGTGGTTATCGGGCAAGATGGCGCAGGACGAGGTGCTTATATCACTCAAACTACTCCTTCGGTCAGTTGCATTGGGGCTGCCCTTGGTGCCTTGTCCAAAGCCCAAGTACACGAGAGTATTGCGTGGGTAGAGAAGCAGAACTTAGTGAGTGTTGCCTACAACAAAGGGCTAACAGGCGATGTGCTGCGTGCCCTTGAATTGGATGTGCCTGCCTTTGCTGATGGCACTAAGCTTAGCGCCCTTACCCCTGCACAGGTGGAAGCCTTGAACAGCAAAGGCTATATATTCCTAACCCAGTATGCAGGTAATGCAGGTACGTACTTCAATGATAGCTTCACCGCTACGGCTGCCACCAGTGATTTTGCTTATATAGAGAATAATCGCACTATTGATAAGGCTATTCGTGAACTAAACCGAGTGTTAGTACCCAAGGTTTCAGGGCCTGCCTATATAGACCCCGATACGGGAAACCTGCAAACGGCTACTGTGTCAGCTATCAATGCCCTCTGTGAGGAGCCTTTGGATGCAATGAAGCGTAATGGCGAGATCAGCGGCTATAAGGTCTATATCAATCCACAACAGCGCATTTTGCAAACCTCCAAGTTGGAGGTAGTACTCAAGATTATACCCGTTGGCACCATGCGAGAGATAGAAGTAGCTATCGGATTTGCCCTTAGTTAGTTACAAATGACAAGTGACTAATGACTAATAACTAACAACTGAAAAACTAAAAAACTATGTTAGAATACGAACCCCTTATCAACGGAAGAGAATACGGATGGGCGGATATTATCTGTACCATAGGTGGCGTACCTGTAACAGGTATCGTGGCTATCAAGTACGAGGAGAGTCAAGAGAAGGAGAATGTATATGGAGCAGGGCGCCACCCCGTGAGCCGTGGTTATGGTAGGGTGAAAACTATCGCTTCTATTACCTTGCTCTCCGCTACTGTAATGGCTCTCAAAGCTAAAGCTCCTAAAGGGCAATTACATCGTATTGCTCCTTTCTCTATCACCATAAACTATCAGCCCGACAACCAGCCTTTAGTAACCCATATTCTAAAAAATTGTGAGTTCCAAAAAACAGCTTTTGAGTGGAAAGAGGGCGATATGCACAAGGAAATAGAATTAGAACTCATTGTAAGCCACGTGGTGGACAAGTCTGTTTAATTCCTTAAATTCTATAACTCTTAAATCTTATTTAATCATGGAAGAAACATACACATTTGTAGAAGACAATAGCCCTAAAGAAGAAACCATTTGTGGGCTTAGTATGGCGGAAATACAAACCCTTAAAGAGGAACACGGCGAGTTGGTACTCGTAGAGGTAGAAGCCGATGGACAGACCCACCAAGTAATCTTCAAGGAGCCTACCTTTAAGCAACTGGAGGCGATGACAAAGATTTCTAAAACCGATGAGGTGAAAGCTGCCCAAGTAGCTTATCTGAATTATATAGTGAAAGCTGACGAGGCTATTGCAGGGCGTGATATGCTCAAGCTTAAGGCTGTAGAAGCCCTCATGCTAAGAGTGCAAAAAACAAAGGCAACTGCAAAAAACTTGTAGGCTCGTTGTTATCGACAGGTGCAGATAGCACCGAGCCAAGCGACAAAGAAGAGTGGAAAGTGGAGGCACTCATACGAGCCAACTTTGGGATAGATCCCGATACGCTACAGGCTTCTCAGTGGTGTAAACTCTATGCCCAAGCCCTATGGCTGGAGCACTGGCGTATACAAAACCAAGCTGAATTATTTAAGGTGCTTATGGGCGGGTAGTTTTACCTTTTCAGGGTAGATATTGCTATATACCAAGCAAAAGAAAAATATATGTAGGCTGATGTAGATACTAATAGCCCCTACTTCATAAAGATTCCACAGTATGGAACTTATCACAAATACTATAAAAGATAGAATATAAGCAAGCCAAAATAGTGTTTTCATAGTAGTATAAGTTTAACAAGGCAAAGTTACAAAAAAGAAATGAATAATACATTTAATTTCGGTATAAATTTCAGCATTGCAGGGGATAGTCAGGTCTCTGCCGTATTTGTAGCCTTGTTTAAAAATATGGATATACTACAGGCGGAGATTACCCAAATCAATCAAACCCTAAACACCTTTTCCGAGAATACGACCAAGGCAATAGAAGGAGTCAGTAAAACAGTTAAGGAGAGTACCAAACTCACTAAGCTCAACCTTGAGAGTTTTCTAAACCTTACTGATAGAGCAACGATGGCCGTAAAAGACCTATATGCCCCTGGTATAGCGCTTGAAAAAAACCTCGCTGAACTCTCAGCTATTACGGGCGTTACAGGTGATGGTCTCAAGGCTATAGAAATGGCTGCTCGTGATACCGCTAAAACCTTTGGTACTTCGGCTGTGGATAATGTGGAGGCCTACAAAATGATGCTTTCACAGCTTAGCCCAGACATCGCCAAGAATAGCGAGGCGATGAAGCTAATGGGAGAAAATGTAAATATCCTCTCCAAACAAATGGGAGGTGACACCATAGCGGCTACCGATGTACTTAACACCTCGTTGAACCAGTTTGGGGTCAGCATGGAAGACCCTATCAAGGCGGCTAAGATAATGACAGAGATGATGAATGTGATGTC